GACCGGGCAGATTCTCAAAAATAGCTCCAAAGACGGCACGGATGACTGGGAGGTCATTGAATTTCCCGCCATATTGCCCTCCGGAAAGCCTCTTTGGCCCAGTTTTTGGAGTATCAAGGAGCTTGAGGCCCTAAAATCTGAGCTTCCAGTAGCTAAATGGGAGGCTCAGTATCAGCAAAACCCCACTTCCGAAGAAGGCGCGATTATCAAGCGCGATAGTTGGAAGATTTGGGAGGGGGAAGATCCTCCTGAGTGCTCATATCTTATTCAAAGCTGGGATACGGCCTTTGAAAAGCACAACCGGGCAGACTTTTCTGCGTGTACTACGTGGGGAGTGTTTGATCGGGAAGACAGGCACGGAAATATGGTGCCAAACATCATCCTTTTGGACGCTTTTCAAGACCGCATGGAGTTCCCGGACTTGAAAAAGAAGGCGCTGGAGATGTGGAAGGAGTGGAACCCGGACTCATTGATCATTGAAAAGCGCGCCGCAGGCGCTCCTCTGATCTATGAGATGCGAAAAATTGGCATCCCGCTTTCAGAGTACACACCGTACAAAGGGCAGGATAAGATAGCGCGCGTAAACGCCATTGCTGACCTGTTTGCATCCGGAGTGGTCTGGAGGCCGGACACCAGATGGGCGGAAGAAGTGGCAGAACAGATGGCCGCTTTTCCCAATGGGGATCACGACGATTTGGTGGACTCATCGAGCCAAGCCCTGATGCGATTTAGGCAAGGAGGCTTCATATCCGTTGAAACGGATGAAGTCGATGAGTTTGAAAAACGTCGCCACGCAGCTTATTACTAAGGATTTGTATGGCAATCTCCCCCGCCCTCACTCCCCTGGACCCTGCCCTCATGGATGGGCCCGCCATTGAGATCGAGATTGAAGATCCTGAAGGGGTCAAGATCGGCATTGACGGGGTTGAGATCGACCTCATGCCCGACGAGGGCGCGCTCTCCGATGAATTCAGTGCCAACCTCGCAGAAACCCTCGACTCAGACAAGCTGGAGACGCTTGGCTCTGAACTCATGGAACTCATCGAGGCAGACATCAACTCCCGCAAGGACTGGGTGGAGATGTACGTCAAGGGCCTGGAAGTCCTGGGGATGAAGTACGAGGAGCGCACCGAGCCCTGGAACGGTGCCTGCGGGGTCTTTTCGCCCCTCCTCACTGAGGCGGCGGTGCGGTTCCAGTCAGAAATGATCACGGAGACTTTCCCCGCTCAAGGCCCGGTCAAGACGCAGATCATGGGTGCGATTGACCGCATGAAGGAGGAAGCCGCCGACCGTGTCCGCGAGGACATGAACCTGTGGCTGACCGAGAAGATGATCGACTACCGCTCAGAGCACGAGCGGCTGCTGTTTTCTCTAGGGCTCATCGGCGCGGCGTTCAAGAAGCTCTATCCGGACCCCAACACGGATATGCCTGCGGCCCCGTTCATCCCGGCAGAAGATTTGATCATTCCCTACGGCGCGTCAAACGTTTACACAGCCGAGCGCGTGACGCACGTAATGAGGAAGACGAAGAACGAGATCAAGAAGCTTCAGGTGTCGGGCTTTTATCTTGACGCAGAGCTTGGTGAACCGACGCAGTTCTTCTCTGACATTGAGAAGAAGAAGGCAGAAGACCAAGGGTATTCCCTGACGGACGACGACCGCTACCAACTATACGAGGTCCACGCCGCTTGGGACTTGGGCGAAGACGAAGATGAAGTGGCGCTGCCATACGTCATCACGATTGACCGGGGGACTCAGAAAGTCCTTGCCATCCGGCGCAACTGGAACGAAGACGATGAAAAGCGCCTCAAGCGCCAGCACTTCGTCCAGTACACGTACATCCCCGGCTTCGGAGCTTACGGTCTTGGGTACATCCACCTGATCGGCGGCTACGCCCGCGCAGGCACTTCGATCATTCGTCAACTCGTTGACGCGGGCACTCTGAGCAACCTCCCAGGCGGCCTGAAGTCCCGAGGGCTTCGCATCAAGGGCGACGACACGCCCATCGCTCCGGGCGAGTTCCGGGATGTGGACATCCCCAGCGGCTCGGTGCGAGACAACATCCTGCCCCTGCCGTACAAGGAGCCGAGCCAAGTCCTTGCCGCTCTGCTGGAGCGCATCACGGAGGAGGGGCGCAGGCTTGCTGCCATCGCAGACCTGAAGGTCTCGGATATGTCGGCCCAGGCCCCGGTGGGGACCACGCTGGCGATCCTTGAGCGCCAATTGAAGACCATGTCGGCGGTTCAGGCCCGGGTCCACGCCAGTCTGCGGATGGAGTTCAAGCTCCTGAAGGCCATCATCCGCGACTTCACCCCCTCGGAGTACTCGTACACCCCAGAGGGCGGGAACCCTGGTGTAAAGCAAAGCGACTACGACATGGTGGAGGTCATCCCCGTGTCCGATCCGAACGCGGCCACGATGGCGCAGCGGATCATGCAGTACCAAGCCGCGCTTCAGTTGGCCCAAGGCGCTCCGCAGATCTACAACCTCCCCCAGCTTCACCGCCAGATGCTGGAGGTGCTGGGGATCAAGAACGCAGACAAGCTGGTGCCCATTGACGATGATCAGAAGCCACGCGATCCGGTGACGGAGAACATGGCGATCATGCGGATGGAGCCGATCAAGGCGTTTGCCTATCAAGACCATCAAGCCCACATGATGACGCACCAAGCGTTCATGCAGGATCCCAACATCGCGGCGGTCCTGGGTCAAAACCCGATGGCCCAGCAGATGATGGCAGCACTCATGGCACACATTGCCGAGCACGCTGCGTTTGCGTACCGCGCCCAAGTCGAGATGCAGCTTGGCGTTCCTCTTCCCGCTTTGGACGAGGAGAACAACGCCCCCATCGCGCCGGAAGACGAGAAGGCCCTGTCCCCTCTGATTGCCGCCGCTGCACAGAGAACGATGGTGCAGAACCAAGCCATGTTTGCACAGCAGCAGGCTCAACAACAGGCGCAGAACCCTGAGCTTCAGATGGCCCAGATGGAGCTTCAGCTAAAGGCTCAAGAGCTTCAGCGCAAGGAAGCCGACAGCATGAGGGACTTCCAGATCGCGCAGGGCAAGTTGCAGATCGAGCAGGCTCGACTTCAGTTGGAAGCGCAGCGCAAGCAGGGGGAAAACCCCCAGCTTAAGGCCATGATGTCGCAACAGGAACTCGCAGCCAAGGCCGCGAAGTCCAACCAAGAGCTTCGTCAAAAGGAGCAGGCGCATCAGTTGAAGATGCGCCAACAAGCACAGCAGGCGATCATGAAGGCGCAGAAGCCCGCCAAACCCAAGGAGTAATAGGTGTCCACAGTATTTGACCGCGTTCTGAAAGAAATCGAAGAGCGCCGCGATGTTCTTGCGCAGACAGTTGTGTCAGGTGCGGCAAAGGACTTTGACGAGTACCGAAACCTGTGCGGAGAGATTCGGGGATTGTCTTTTGCCTTCAACCACATCATCGACCTGCAAAAGAAACTCCAAGAGGAAGATTGAAGACGGGGTTTCGGGGGTGCCCCATTCCACCCCCTGCGAAGGAAAACTGATGAGTGAACTACTCCTAAGCGATGGGGAAAGCGTTTCCACGCTCCCAGCAACGGAGGCCGAAAAGGCCAGACAGGTGCCCGACCCGGTGACGTACCACCTCCTGTGCGCCGTGCCGCGTGCGGAAGAGGAGTACGAAAGCGGGATAGTCAAGGCGGGGCAGACGGTGCAATACGAGGAAGTGCTATCGCCCGTGTTGTTCGTGATGAAGATGGGCCCTGATGCCTATCGAGACCCCCTGCGCTTCCCCTCCGGCCCCTCCTGCAAAGTCGGAGACTTCGTTCTGGTTCGGCCCAACACGGGCACCCGGATGAAGATTCACGGGCAGGAATTCCGGATCATCAACGACGATTCGGTCGAGGCGGTGGTTCAAGATCCGCGCGGTGTGAAGAGGGTTTAAGGAGTAACAATGTCTGAATTCAAGTTCCCGGACGAGCAGGCAAAGCCCGCCGAAGAAAAGGTGGAGTACGAAATCGAGGCCGGTGAAGGCGCAGAAATCGAGGTCGTAGACGACACGCCCGAGCAGGACCGTGGGCGTGCGCCCATGAAAGATGCTCCGGCTGATGTGACCGACGAGGAGTTGGCGCAATACTCCGAGGGTGTCAAGAAGCGCATCCAGCACTTCTCCAAGGGATACCACGAGGAGCGCCGTGCCAAGGAAGCTGCCCAGCGCGAGAAGGAAGAAGCCCTACGCCTTGCTCAGGCTTTGGTCGAGGAGAACAAGAAACTCCAGGGCAGTTTGGGCAAGGGCCAGGAAGCGCTCCTTGAGCAGGCCAAAAAGGTGGTTGCCACCGAGGTAGACGAGGCCAAGAGGAAACTCAAGGAAGCGCATGAATCTGGGGATACTGAGGCATTTATTGCCGCGCAGGAAGAACTTACTGCGGCCAAGATTCGCGCTGAGCGGGTAAATAACTTCAGGCCTCCTGTTGCAAAACCCGCAGAGCCTGTGGTACAAACCGCTCCAGCGGCACCGCAGCCCGACCCCAAAGCACTTGCGTGGCAAGAAACCAATTCGTGGTTTGGGTCAAACCGTCGAATGACTGCGATGGCGCTTGAGGTACACAACGAGCTTGTCGAGAAAGGCGTAAACCCTTCAAGCGAGGACTACTACAAGCAGATTGACGCAGAAATGCGCAGGACTTTCCCAGATGCGTTTACCTCTGAGAAGCCCAATCGAAAGTCTTCTGTAGTGGCCCCCGCAACCCGCAGCACCGCGCCCAAGAAAATCGTGATGACGCAATCTCAAGTGAACCTTGCCAAGCGGCTTGGAGTTCCCCTGGAAGTCTACGCTCGCTCCGTGGCAGAACAAATGAGGAAAGAAAATGGCTGAAAACACCCGCGCCCCCCGCGAACTCGAAACTCGCGCAAAGTCCGAAAGGGCGAAAAAGTGGGCCCCGCCGTCGCTGCTTCCCGATCCGAATCCGGAGCCGGGTTACGTGTATCGGTGGATTCGTATCAGCACCCTCGGCACCGACGACCCCAGCAATATCTCTTCCAAACTGCGCGAAGGGTACGAGCCCGTCAAGGCTTCGGACCACCCGGAAGTGCAGGTGTTTGGTTCTGAGATCAAGGGGCGGTTCGCAGACACCATTCAGGTCGGCGGACTGATGCTGTGCAAAATCCCTGCGGAGTTCGCTGAACAACGCAATGAGTTCTACCGCCGTCAGGCGGAGGGCCAGATGGATTCAGTGGACAACGCGTTCATGCGCGAGAACAACCCTCGTATGCCGCTCTTCAGCGAGCGCCAGAGCAAGGTGAAGTTCGGACGCGGTTCCCAACTTTCGGAGTAACAAATGGCATACCCCAGCGTTGACCGTCCCTACGGTCTTCAGCCGGTCAATCTGATCGGCGGGCAGGTGTTTGCGGGCTCCACCCGCTCCCTGCCGATCCAGTACGCCTTCGCCACGGATATCTTCTACGGAGATTTCGTGGTGCTGTCGCGTGGTTTCATCACTCGCGCTTCGGTCTCGACCGGCACGGGTGCAAACCAAATCACTGGAATTTTCCTCGGCTGCTCGTTCACCGACCCGGTGACCAAGCAAAAGCGCTTCTCGCAATACTGGCCCGCCTCGACGCTGGCCGGTGACGCGGTGGCTATCGTGTGTGACGATCCGGATACGGTCTTCAAGGCTGTGGTCTGCTCGTCTGGCACGACGGTCGCCTCGGGTGCGCTGGCGATGGTTGGCACCAACCTGAGCATGGTCAACAACACCGGCTCCACCGCCACGGGCAACTCGGCCAACGCCGTGCTGGCCCCCACGGCTACCCCGGTGACGACGATCCTGCCGGTGCGCTGCGTGGGCGTGGTGGATGACACCGCGATCTCCGTCTCGGCTGCGGGTTCTTCGTCTGGCACCACCATCACCCTCACGGGTACGGGCCTGCCTGCGGCGATCCCGGTCGGCACCAGCGTGGCGTATATCGCTGCAAACGGGCAGATCATCGAGACCTCGTCCTTCGTGGCAACCGCCGCGTCGGCTGGAGCGACCTCGGTGACGCTCAATGCGGCCATCGCGGTTCCTGGCGGCGTGACGGCAATCCCGGCAGCTTCGACCATCGTTTTCACGCAGTACCCCGAGGTGCTGGTGAAGGTCAACCTGCTGGTCCACGGTTACTACAGCAGCGCGACTGCCTAAAGGAGCACTCAAATGGCAATTTCTCGTGCCCAACTACTCAAGGAACTGCTCCCCGGCCTGAACGCGCTGTTCGGCATGGAGTACAAGCGCTACGGCGAAGAGCACAAGGAGATCTACGAAACGGAGACCTCCGAGCGCTCGTTTGAAGAGGAGACCAAGCTCTCCGGCTTCAGCGCCGCACCCGTCAAGAACGAAGGCCAAGCCATTCGTTACGACAACGCCCAGGAAGCCTGGACGGCGCGGTACAACCACGAGACCATCGCTA